AAGGAAGGCGTTTATAAAAACGATAAGGAGTGTCCTGTCTGTAAAAATTCATATGTAAAGTCTCAGACCGAGAAGGATGTTCAGGCATTTAATCAGGAAGCTCAAGATCTTTCGGATTCTATTACGGAGAAGGAGAATAAGATAAATGAGATTAAGGACACAAATGATACAATAATTCCTAAGATTTCTTCATCTGAGTGGGCAAAGTATAATAAGAAAAATAAACAGATTGAAAATGCTCAAAGCAGTATACATAGACTACGCCAAGTTTTAGGACAGCTAGAGGAATACGAAAACAGACGTATCGAACTTGACTCACTACTGGAAGTTATGAAGTTCTGGGAAATTGCTTTCTCAGAGAAGGGACTTATTCGTTATATTATTAGGAACATTTTGGACTACTTTAATTTAAGATCTAATGAGTATGTTTCGATACTAACCAATAATCAGTTTTCCTTAGAGTTCAACGATGAGTTGACGGAAACAATTCGTAATAACGGAGTAGAGACTAAGTATATTTCTTTATCTGGGGGTGAGAAAAGGAAGGTTAACTTGTCTATAATGTTATCCCTTCAAGATCTCAGTTCTAAGATTTCGAGAACTGATTGCAATTTACTCTTCTTTGATGAGGTTTGCGATAATATCGATAATCCTGGAATCTTGGCTGTTAATAATCTTCTCCGCATGTTAGAATCCCAGAATGTAGAGAAGAAGGTATTGGTAATTACTCATAACAATTACCTTCAAGAACTTCTGGGAGATACAGACGCGATCACGATCACAAAACACAAAGGAATCAGTAAGATTAACAATGGCAATTAAGCAACTAGACAGTTTAGGACAAGATATCTTCATGCAGCGTTACGCCTATCCAGGTGAAACAAAGTATTCGGAGAGATGCAAGGCTATGGCAAAGCATGTAGCTTCCTCAGAGAGCGAGGACGAGATTGAGAAACAGGAGAAGCGTTTCTATGATGCTCTAAGCACGGGGGATCTTGTTCCTGGAGGTCGCATTATTTATGGTGCTGGTCGTAGCCATCAGAACTTACTTAACTGTTATGCTATTGAACCGGAGGATACTGTTGAATCCATTGGTAAGACTATTCAGGACATGTATCGTATTTCTTGTGGTGGTGGAGGTATTGGATTTAACTTCTCTAAGCTCCGTCCTAAGGGCGATGACATTGGTAATGTAAAAAACTCTGCTCCCGGATCTGTTTCCGTGATGCAAATGATTAATGAGGTAGGAAATCATGTTAAAGCGGGTAAGAATAGAAGAACCGCGCTTATGGCGGAACTTAATGTGGATCATCCTGATCTACTGGACTTTTTGCACATCAAGCTGGATTTATCTCAGCTAACAAACTTCAATATTTCAGTGGCTATCACTGACAAGTTTATTGAAGCGTGTGAGAATAATGACAATTGGGAGTTCAAGTTTAACAATAAGCGATACAAGGTATACCAAACCAACCGAGTATCCAGTGACGGGACTAGTGAGATCATTAACATCGTTGCTCTTTCCCAAGAAGATGCCTTGGAGCGTGCAAAGCTTCATCATCTTAATCTGTGGAATGACACGTTTGAGGATGTTCAAGAGGTTAACTTCAAGGCTATTGACCTATGGAATCGTTTGTGGGAGAATGCTGTTAAGTCTGGTGAGCCGGGTATTTTCAACCTATCTCTTACTAACAGATACACTAACATGTCGTACTTCCTTAAGATGAATGCCACAAATCCTTGTGGTGAGATTCCTTTGGATTCATACGCTAACTGTTGCTTGGGCCACATCAACCTTTCTAACATGGTAAACGAAACGAGCGATGATTTAGACTGGAATCGTCTTGCTAGAACAATTAGAACGGGTATTCGTTTCCTGGATAACGTCTTGACCGTAAATCACTATCCTTTGGAGGAGTGTAAGATTGCGGGTGATCGATCTAGGCGTATTGGTTTGGGGACTATGGGTCTACATCACATGCTTATCAAGCTAGGCATTAAGTACGGAAGCGAGAAGTCTATTGAATTTATTGATAGGCTTTATACTACCATCCGTAATGAGTCCTATCTCTCTTCGGTTTATCTTGCTCGTGAACGAGGTTCCTTCCCTGAGTTTAGCTACAGGAAGTATTTGAATGAGGAGTTTGCAAAGACATTGCCTGCTCGTATTCGAATGCTGATTAAGGAGCATGGTATTCGTAATGCAGTGATGCTTACAGCCGCTCCTACGGGTACAATTGCCATGGTTCACAACGTATCCACGGGTATCGAGCCTATCTTCGCTCCAATGTATAATCGTCGTTATCGTGAAGGCAATACTTGGAAATCTACACTTGTTCTTGATCCTTTGTTTAAGGATGAGCTTCTCAAGGGTAATGATGGCCGACATGTTGTAGGGGCATACGATATTACCCCAGAGCAACATATGGGAGTTCAGGCGTGCATTCAAAAGTATATTGATAACGCTATCAGCAAGACTATCAATCTTCCTTCAGATGCTGATCATGATCAGGTTTCTAAGATGGCTTTGAAGTATGCACCTTACCTCAAGGGTATGACTGTGTATCGTGCTGGATCTAAGGGCATGGAACCTTTAGAGGCTTTACCTCTCACTGACGAGAATATTGATATGGCGAAGAAACTTATTGCCGACGAGCAAGTAGAAGCCTCTGTAGGTGTTGAATCCTGCGTTATTGGCGGGGAGTGTGGATCATAATGAGTGATTCCTTACTAGAAACTTATAATTGTAAGCATTGCGGAACTAGAAGTTCCGTATTTGTGGAGAGGTCCGATGAGACTGGATTGTTTTATTATTACAAGCGTGTAGGCAGGAAGATTCATGAGGATAAAGTTCCTACCCATGACGGGACAGGTGATGTGGAGTATCATCCAGATTATCATGGAGACCCCACCTACTGGCATAAGTATGAAAAGGAGTGGTCAATGGAATATTTTGACACTATTAAATGTCCTAATTGCAAGAAAGAAACTGAAAAGCGAGCTTCAATTTATTACTTCAGTGTAGGTGAAGGAAGAAATTCTTACAAGTCTTTGAAAGAGCGTATGCGTTATGCTAATGAGGGAATGGATAAGAAACAAGCGGAACAATTCCTTCAAGAGTCTTGCGAAGCTTCCAAAGATCGTGTAAAGTCTGGAGGACAGCACTATAAGAGGGTCGTTCCTGATTACGAAGCTATGCATAGACAAGGGAAAGTACGTAGACTGAATGATCAAGAGAGGGCCGACAAGATTGAATCTTTAAAGAGGACTAATTCAATGATTACTAAACAAGGTACCATTGGAAAAGCCGCACGCCGACCTAAGTAATAATTAATCATATGCCGTATCACATCTCCGACAACACCAAGAAAGGGTGTTTGTATCTCCTTAAGCATGATCTGGAATTCTTTTCCGAAATTGTTCCATTGCTTAAGCCCGAGTTCTTTGACTTTCCTGCTTACAAAAATCTTTTTATAGGGATTAGTGAGTATTACGATGAGTATAGAAAGCTTCCCTCGGACGGAGTACTACCTGATTACATTGTAAACAATGTTTCTAATGCGTGCTTGGACGGTATTGACTACACCAGTACCATTGCTGAGGTCAATTCTTTTGACAAGTCTTGCCTAGATGATCGAGAGTTTCTGTTAGACACTGTAGAGACTTTTGCTCGTCAAAAAGCTATGGAGCAAGCTGTTAGGAAGGCTGTAGCTATCCTTAACGAGGAGGGTGAGATAGGACAGGTTGAAGAGCTTGTTAAGTCCGCTCTCCTTGTTAATCGAAGCGTGAACGTAGGTCAAGACTACTTTAAGGATGTATCGGATAGAATTAAGAGGGAAAGCGAGGATAAGGGAAGGTTAAAGATTCCAACTATCTTCGCTAGCCACAATAGAAACCTTGAGGGAGGTTTGTGTAGGAAGGAGTTTGCAATGGTGGCTGCTCCTCCTGGCGTAGGAAAATCTCTCTACTTGGTTAATCAAGGAGCCAGTGCTGTTGTATCAGGAAAGAACGTCTTGTACATTTCTTTAGAGATGTCGCAGGATAAGATTGCAGCAAGATTTGATTCAGTATTGTCCGACTTGTCTAGTAGAGATCTTAAGGAGAAGCCACTAGTTAAGATTAAGCTTAAAGAACGTCTTAACGAGATTAGGGATAAGAGTCGTGGAAGGCTAATCATTAAAGAGTTTCCAACTGGAGCTATGAATGTGAATCAGCTTAGAGCCTACCTTGTGCAGTTGAAGCTTCATAGCAATTTTACCCCTGATGTTATTATTGTAGACTACCTAGAGCTTTTACGCCCTAACCGTATTATCGACTCCGAGTATCAGGCACAGCAAAGGATCGCAGAGGAATTAAGAGGTCTTGCGGTAGAGCATAATGTCCTTATGTGGACGGCAACTCAAACCAATAGGCAGGCTAGAAGGGTGGCTGTTATCACCGATGCAGAGCTAGGAGATTCTTACGGTAAGATTCGAGTGGCTGACTGGGCCATATCACTAAATCAAACTCAAGAAGAGTATGACGAAGGAGCGATGAGAGTTTTTGTAATGAAGGCTAGAGACTCTAAGCAGCATTACTTAATTAACGTGTCTGTAGATTACACGACACTTCAAATGAGGGAGCCGTATAATAATGAACATACCCAAACAGACTAGTTTAGACTTTATTAAGGACAAAAAGCATATTTACAACAAGCTTATTGAAAAGGGGGTTAAGTCTGTAAATGTAGGTTGGGCCGTTTTTGAATTTGAGCTTCACTCCAAGTTAACTTCTGACGATCAAAAGGTCGATGGGTTGACTGAGTTTGATACTAAAAAGATAAAATTAGAAATGAATCTTTCTGATTTAGACGCTCGTGAGACTATAATACACGAGATATATCATTGTATGCTTGAAGCTGTGGGTTTAGATGAACGAAACTTTGACACACAGCGAATGTTCTTAACTAACGAGCAATTAGTGGTATGCTTATCCAAGCAGACTATGACTCTGCATCATCTTAACCCAAAACTATTCTCAACGATTTATGCTTGATATTGTCAAAATAGACCCCGCGTCATTAACCCACGATATTTATGATGATGTTGTGAGCGTTGTATCTACGGTTGCTCGCGACCCTGATAAGGCTGCTGATCAACTTTCTTATATTTCCTCACAATACGGTTACTACTATGGTATAATGATCCGGGCCAAGAGACTTTTAGATAATGCTGTAGAGACATTAGAAAGCTTCAAGGCCGAGGCAAGAACATCAAAGCGTAATTCAGGAGTTAAACTTACAGTCGCTGCGGCTGAAGATCACGTTAACTCTCTTGAAGAGACGTTTGAATTAAACAGTGAAATAAATCGTCTTAAAGAAGGTTATGGATACGCGAAAGGTATATGTAACAGTCTTGAGATGAAGAAAGACATGCTTATCCAGCTTTCAGCTAACAGCAGGCAGGAAATAAAGCTTAACCAGTAATTTGTTAGCATTTAGCAATAATCAGCCTAAAGGAGAAAACAATGGCAAAAACACTAGCAGAACTTAGAGACATGCATAAGAGAATGATGGCAGAAGAGAAGCCATCCACCCAAGCTTCCAAATCGTCAGAGTGGGCGACTTTTGAAGACGGTGATAATATTGTAAGGTTCCTTCCTGGAAAGGAAGATCCTTTGGAATTCTTTGTAGAAGGTCATGTTCACAAGTATCAGGATGCTGAAGGAAACTGGCGTAGTTACAAGTGCCGTAAATCACAAGGAGAGAAGTGTCCAGTATGTGACTACTACTTCGATCTCTGGGGTCGCCACAAGGAGCTAAACCTGGGTAAGGGTGCCGATGGCAAGAATGTTAAGTCTAAGTTTGGTGATCTAGCTGTAAAGATTAAGTCTAAGCCTAGATTCTATGCTATTGGGGTTATCAGAAGCTTGCAAGAAGCTGGTGAGAATCCTGTTCGATACATTGCTATGAGTCAGCAGCTTTTCAATCCTGTGTTTGCAGCCATGGTTAGCGAAGATTTCCAAGATGAGGACAATCCTGACAATACGACTATTATCTCAATTGAGAGAGGTAATGATTTTAACGTGAGGTTGACAAAGAATGGAAACTACGTCAACTTCAATGAATCGTCCGCTAAGTATAAGAAGACTCGTGCAGGAACTCCTGCTGAGGTAGCAGAGTGGATGGATAATGAACTGAACTTGAAGTCTCTCGTAGAGGTTGACAGTTATGAAAAGGGGAAAGAGGTTGTAATGTCTCTTGAGTCTGCTCTCAACCCTGTTAAGACTGAGAGCACGTCGCCTCCTTGGGAGGAGACTACTAGTGAGGATTTACAGGTATGATGAATAGAAAGTTTTTAGTTACAGGTTTGCTCGCCTTGATGATGAGTATGATGTTTGCGTCCTGCTCTGTTCTTGAGAGCTTGTTTGAAGATAAGGTCGTTACTACTATTAGCAATGTTAGAGAAGATAGGCGTGCTGAGGCGGTCCCTGCGGACCTAGGTATGCTTCCTCCTGATGTTGCTGCTAGGATGGCTAAGGATGGTGAGACACTTGTGGTTGTGGATAAGGATGACATTCTAGATCCAATGGGTAATGTCGTGGACATTACAGATCCAGGTTCAGAGGCTTTAGATTCTGTTCTTGGAATGGGTCTTGGAGCACTTAATTCGGTATTCCCAGGGGTAGCAGCATTAGAAGGATTGGGCTTGCTATTTTCAAAGAGGAAGCGAAAGCACTACGGCAAGGCTATGAAGGCTGCTGTCCCAGCTAATGGTAAGGTAGAGTTGAAGGATGCTGTATTATCCTTAGGGAAGGCTATTGGTGTTGCACATAGTTCTGGCAACTCAAAGAAGGTCTTCGAGGAAGAAGAGGAGAAGGAAGTTAAGAAGAGTTAGGGCTAATCGTTTCGGCCTATAACGTCTTGAGTTGGCTAGATCAGGTCTTCGGATCTGATCTAGTTTTTTTATACCTACACGGCTATAATGATTCAATGAATCGTAAGCTCAGAATTTTAGTGGTATACGCTAACCATGGAGGCTGTAGTTACTATCGTCAACTATCTCCAATGAAGATGATGGCAGAGGAATTGCATGACAAGGTAGAAGTTAAAATTACTGACAACCCTTTAGAGATTGACCCTAAGAAGAATTACGCTCCTCCTAACGATAAGCTTGATGACATGAATTGGGCTGATATTGTATTTGTAGCAAACATACTAAAGTTCGGAGGTCCTTACACTGCTCGCGTAATAGGTATTGCAAAGGAGCTTAAGAAGTTTGTTCACTTTGACACTGATGATTTGCTTACCGAGTTATACGAAGAGCATCATCTTTACGATACTTATAAAGAAAACAAGCTAGATGAGATTACTAAGTTTTGCTATTACAATGCCGATTTAGTAACCGTCACTCAAATTAAATTTGCTGAGAGAATCAAGCCTCTCGTAGGTAAGTGTTTAGCTATCGTAAAGAATGTAATAGATTACACTCTCCCTGCTTGGAATCACCCTAAGACAAAGGCTAAGTTTACTCGCGTAGGATACGCAGCAGGCATTCACCATAGAGGAGACGTAAAGGTATTTAACTCTGTTCCTCATCTTGTAAACCAAAAGATAGGAAGAGAGAATGTTCAATGGAATTTCTACGGTCATCCTCCACCTGATCCCAATAAGGATAAGAATAGTTGGGAAGCTAAGGTCTGGCCTGAATACATGTCACAGCTTCTCAGCGGCTTCAAGGGGCAGAAAAACTATAACATACACTATGCTTTGCCTCCTGATATTTACGGTCGTTACTACGCAGATATGGACGTTGCCATAGCTCCTTTACAGATGAATAATTTTAATGATTCCAAGTCTGATATTAAGGTTGCTGAGTGTTCACGCTACAAAATTCCCTTGGTAGCAAGCAATGTAGGATGCTACGATGAAAACATTATAAATGGCGAGACAGGATATTTGATTGATCCTGACGCTCCAAAGAGTGAGTGGGTTAAGATCCTTGGTAAGCTTTGTAAGGATAAGAAACATCGCATTGAGCTAGGTAA